TCCGCCCAAACCTGCAGTAGCGTTTGTTACAGTTACTTGATTTGCCAAAAGGGCAGTTTCATTTTCTGTAAAACCTGGAACTGCGTAAATGTCGGTAATAACATTTGGGGCAATGTTTCCTATTTTTCCTCCACCAACGGTGTAGTCAACTTTAATGTTAGATAACGTATTAGGAATGCTTCCTGATACACCGTCGCCAAATACAACGTAGTGAACATTGTTAGCGTCAATTAAAACTTCAAATACCGCATCGTTTGGACCCCAATCAACTATGTGGCTGACCCTAGTCCATTCTTCGTAGTCCACCCCTGCCTGGACAAATACTCGAACAGAGTCTTGAACAATGTTGGTGTCGTTTAGTTCAAAAACTTGAGAAGGGCTTCCATCAGAGTTTCCGATGATTTCACCAGCTTCTGCAACATTTTCTGTTCTAACCGAAATAAGTTCACCGTGAGTAGCATCAACTGTATCGGTGGCGTTTGCAGACAGAACCAGCTCTTGTGAAGTAGTAAAAATCAACTGGTTTACTACGTCATCTACTAAAATTTCGCCATAAACCTGTGTTCCTTCTGGGATAGTTACAGAAGAGCCCGTTAAGTTAGTAAAACTTAAAGTAGTTAAGGCTGCTTGATACCCAGAGGGTACATACCCATAAGACCGAGCAATGTTAATTACATTCTGCCTTTGAGTGGCCGTAAGTAAGTAAGACTCATTTGCTACACGGTCGACATAGTATCCGAGAACATCTCCCATGTAAGAAAAAGCCTCTACCAACGCAACACCAAAGTCAGAGGGGTCATTCCCCTCCCATTGACGGTTTGGATTGGCTGCCTCTACACGAGCTTTAACTCGGGCAATTAGCGCCTCTCGTAAAGAGTAGTAATCTCTGCTGGTGTAATCAACAGATACTGGAATGCTGCTTGGAGAGGTGGTCATGCTATGTCCTCACGTATGATTTGGTTTCCATTTAGAGTAGCGACTCCTAGAGTCACTGATTCTTCGGTATCATCAGGTAATCTGTACCTAATATCAACACTTAAAACATTTTGTCTGTCGTCATACTCAATGTTTAATTCTTCAAAGCTTAAAACTGAAAGGTAATTAACAAAAACTAAGTTAATCTCTGACTGTAGGGCTTCTCTAACTACATCTACCGAATCAAATAGTAGCTGCGGTATAGCGGTGCCAAACTCGGGGCGCATAACCCTCTGAGTTAAAGCTGTTCCCACGGCAGACCTGACACGGTCAGCCCAAATCTTCTTTTGGTCAGTAGTTGACGAAATGTTTCCAAATCTGTCAATAGAAAACGGCAAAGTCATTGCAATCGGTTGAACCGAACCTACTTTTACATCAGCCATTTGTCACCTTACTTGTTGCCGTAGCCGTCCACTTAGTTGGAGTACGCATATACCCCTGATTACCTTGTTTGATAATTGGGCCCTTTAACACCAACTTAGAAGACTTACCAGGAGACGACGCTAGTGCTGGAGTTTTATTTATCAAAGCTTGGGTCAAGTTTATCGTTCCAGCTAGACTTGCTGTTGCTTGTCTATAGGGAGAAGTCTTACTCGCCCCAATCCCATCAGTAAGTAACCTTAGTTTGACCCTATACTCGCCGCTGATATGAAACTCGTGAATAGCTTCTTCCACCATCCAATACCCGTCACTATCGGTCCCAGTGCCATCAATGTAAACAGGAAAATATGGACGAATTCTTGGGTCGCCCTGCCCCACTGCTTTAGCAGGAATTGAAAATTGCGCTAAAAACGCTGCACCTTCTGCAATTGACCGTGCCATTGTTGGGCCATGGGCCACACTTGTAGTAATCGGGTCGTCAAACAAAACATCTGAAGTAGTTTTGCGAAGAGCATCTCTAGACTTTTTGGGGGTAGCTTTAGCATAAAAAGCCCTACCAGTTAAGGGGTCAACACCCCCAGAAATCTTTTGTGTGCGTAAAGTCGGCTGCCCCTCTACATACTCTCCACTAATAATTTTGAAGTACGAAAGTGTGCGGTCCATGCCGACAGCAGTTGCTGGAATTGCGTTATCCCACATTTGCAAAACAGGAACATTTGTACTACCAAGATTTATTAAAGAAGGTATACGCTTAAAATACATTTTGGTTCCAGTCACGTATACTACGCAACCAATGTACGACGCCATACTCTGCAACCACTCCCAGTAAGAATCGCCAGCAATTACCAGCTGTTCATACCGCACTTCATTGGGGATGGTATCTCCTACAAATGAAAAGTTGTTTTCATTTGCAATTTGGCGGGCTGCATCTTGAATGGTTTTATTTCTGAACACTCTTTGTACGGATTGTTTTAAGGCAAAAGACGCACCCACACAACGAATAGTCATAGGTTGACTACGTTGAGCAGAGTTTTCTTTAGAAATAAATGAGACATATCCAAGCCACGTATTAGTCTGTTTGCCCTGAGACCACTCCAACTTTACTGGAACTCCAGTTTTTATAGAAAGCATCCACGAAGGCACTGTAGTTCTAAACTCTAGTGTGAGTATCTCATGCGCTCCCTGACGCTGGGTCAACTGCACTAGTGAGGGTTGAATTGGTCTGGTCGTAGAAAATGTAGGAAACGTAATTCGGTAGTACGTTCCCCTTACATTTTTGCCGACAAGATTAGTCACGAGGAATCCTTATAACAGTTCCAGCAGCAATGTGTACAGGGTCATTAATTTCTGGGTTGTAATCTAAAATTCTCCACCACAATTCAGCGTCGCCCAAAAGATTGAGTGCAACTAAGTCAATACGGTCAGCCGCACCCCACGTGTAGTGATAGAACGAAGATGTTTCCGTGGGAAACTGGCGAAGAACTCCTACTGCATAATTTTGTTTTCTGGAGTCAAACGCAGTAATTAATACTCCGTCTGAGTACCTGCTATCAGAAAAAATCATTGTTTATCCTTACTGAGTGGGAGTAGTTGTCTGCCCAGCACTTAGGTCTAAGTTTGTGACAGCAATGGTGTCTGCTGGTATACGGTTTGCGGAGATGCTTACTGTTGAAAACAAAGGAACCATTCGCTCGTTAAAAATAACGTGTCTAACCTGGAAGTTAGTTATAGAAATTACATATCGAAGTCTATTTCCTAGGTGAAGTTCAACGGGTTGTGGGATAGCAAATCCAAGGTCAGAGGTTATGTCTCCTCCTCGTAATTGGCTTTTAAACGATACGCCTCCCATAAGCACCTTTAACAAAAATTCAAGGTCATACATAGTGCCCTTGTTATAAATAGCTTTTAATTCGTTATCGGCACTAGGGGTTAGAACAGGCTCTCTGTCGTACACGTCTCTGGCGTAGTTAACTCCAAACTTTGTGTAATCGCTGCTGTACAAGTACTTTCCATTTGGTCGCACGTAAGGTTGGTCTGGTGGAGCAATGTACTTCATGTCTGGCATACGGTTTAATAGAATCTCAAAACTAATTTGACCAAGTGCTTGCAAAAAGTTAGTTACCGACTGCCCACTAGCCAGGTAACCCAAATCAACGTCCTGATTGCTTCCATAGGCCATGTCTACAGAGCCTGGGTTGTAATGGAATTGGAACCCCCTACGCCCCAAAGACTTAGTTGCTGCAAAATCTTCTAGTTGTCTGCCACCAAAGGCGTTTTGAGAAGTGCTTCCCTTAGGGGGAATAAAGGTTTGAATGCGACCCTTGGTTGCCTTACCCTGCTTCCACAGTAGCTCAGCAGTTGCAAAGCTCGCCTCTGTATTTGACCCAGAGGGCACATTTGACGGGACGTCAAGGGTTTCCATTAAGAACTTTTGTTCACCTCTGAAATAAAGCTCTTTACAAGCACTTAGATTTACACGAGGAGAAGTATCAATTTTTGGTTTGCCTTTGTCTTGACCTGTACCGCCTCCACCAGAAACTACAGAGGAATTGGCTGGAGGCTCTAAGGGCGCTGAGGACGCCAATAACTCAGTAAGTTTTGTACTTAGAGCAGCTCTGTCGACCCGCTTTTGAGCAATCAACGCATTATTAGCGTCATATTGTTGTTTTAAAGAAAATGGGCTCCAAATTCCCCCCACAATGGTGGCTTTGCTTTTTATTAAAATGTTGGATTTAATCAGTCCAGAAATTGCTGCATCAATTGCTCTAATTTCATTTTTTATCAGCTCTATGTTTCCAGAGCGTAGTGCACGAGTCACTGAGTCAGGGGTCTGCCCCTCTTTAATACCTAAAATTCTAGCAGGGCTAACAGACGGCGCTGTACCAGGAGCACCTAGTGCAGAAGAATTATAGGGAGTATACGTGTAGCTGTTTCTAGCACCTGGCTCAGGAGGCGTTGTAAAAGAATATGTCATTTTTATCTCCTACCCATGCTGTCAATAAGCATGTCATCTTCTAAATAAGACTTAACCATGTCTGCTAATCTTTTTGCTTCTGCAGGACTTGCCTGGGCAACGTTTACCGTGATGTTAACATTTGGTGCTGTTGAAGATTGAGTCCCAACAGACAACGCCTTAGAAGTGGAAGCTTTTTTGTTGTTCATTAGCCCAGATGAGCTACCAGCTAACGGCAGATAGTTTTCAGAACCACCTGTTCCCGTGTTTACCCCAGGCTCTACCGCATCGCTTCCCAACGCAGCACTAACTGGTGCAGAAAGTCCATTAATTGAAGTTCCTACTCCAGAAGCCACTACTTGAGCAGCACTTAAGAGGGTTCCACGAACCCCAGAAACCGAAACAGACAAGCTAGTAAAGCCAGAGTTCGGACCACCTTGTGGTTTTGTTGCTAGTTGAAGAAGAGAAGCTTGTGGTTTGGAGTTTGGGGCAGTCGACTCTTGTTTTCCAGTTACCTTACCCCCGCCTAGCAGGTCCTCTGGCAAAACACTTTCTGGGTTTATCTTTACGCCGTTTTTACGTACCTCAAAGTGAAGGTGAGGACCTGTTGAAAGACCAGTGCTTCCCACTTCACCAATCTGCTGCCCAGCAGTAACGGTGTCTCCAACTCGAACTCTTCTAGAGTTTGTTTTTAAGTGAGCGTAAAGAGTTGTGTATTCAGAGGAGTGTTGAATTTCAACATACTCTCCATACGAACGCTCTCCAGAACCAGTTTGAGACCTTACAACTTTTCCAGCAGCTACGGCATAAACGGGGGTGCCTTCTGGCATTGCAATGTCCACACCTTTGTGGATACTTCCATCACTACGTTGGGCCCCATATGAGGAGGTAATGGTTCCTCCACTCAAAGGAGATGAAATGCTGGCACTGCCAAATCCAGCTTGACCATAAGAGTCGGACGCACCACCAGTTCCTGCAGCATTGGAGAGGGCTAAAGCACCCATGCTTGTAACAGAGCCAATAACAGCTCCTGCAGCAATTGCAAACGGGTTACCTGTAAAGGCACCTAGGGAGCCACCAGCTATAGCACCAGAAATACCAGCACTTAAAAAATCTACGGGATTAAGAGCAATTCCTTGTTGTCCCTTTTGATACCCCTCTATTGCCGAAGCGCCAGTGCCTATCAGACCGCCAGCAACTCCAAGACCTTTTACTGCCTTTGCAGCACCAGCTGCTGAAGTTGCTGACATGGCCGTACTAGCATTGCCGCCCTTTCCAATTGCTCCAGCGCCCTTAGCTCCCAAGTATGCACCAGCAGCAGTTTGTGCAAGTCCAGTTATAGCTTGGAAACCACCGCTAGTAGCCCTATCTCCTAGCAAAGTCTGTGTCAAAGCAGCGGTGTAGCCCACAATACTTGTTGCAAATTCTCCAGCAGCTTTGTTCATGTCTTCAATGTAAGGAGTCGCTTCTTGAATTGCCTTTAGGTAGTTATCTTCTGCTTTGCTCATCGCACCAGTTTGTGCGGTTGAAATTC